TGCGGATGTGACTCTTGCCGATGACGGATGGCTCACTGGTATCACTATCAACTCAAGCGTGAATGGCGCCGTCAGCATGGCTGCCGTTCAGTTTGCTGGGTTGAGAATCTCGACCAATGCAACCTGTGAAGCGTGGGAACAGGGGATCGTGATTGATGACAGTGCTGCTGTGACTGGCATTGACATCGGTACATGTTCTTCCTACGGACTGTTGATGGAAGGCACGTACACCAACGCGATCAGGATCACCACTAATGTCGCAACGACGGCAAACACAGGTGTCCGGGTTCTCAATACCTACACAGGTGCTGACGGATATCACACGGCTGTCATGGGCGCGGCGATCTGGAATCCTACTGCTGCGTCTGGTTACGGTGCAGTCATTGGTGTGTACGGAGAAGCGAACATCCAGGGTGACTTTACTGGCGGAACGAACTGGTCGTTCGGTGTTAGAGGAACGCTCCAACTTACCGACGATACGGTGATCAACAACGGGAGTTCGATCTTCGGTGCAATCAACGCGAGCATGAAGGACGACGCAACGCCGACGCTCACAGCGGGGCACATTTGCGGAATCTACGTTGAGAACCTGATCGATGCCGACCTGTCAGCTATTACGGGGATTTCATCGATGATCTACATCGCGAACAACTCCTCGGCTACCTGTACGGTTGACAGCGCGATCTACCTGTACGGACCTAAGGTGACGTACTTCGCGCAGATCTACGATGGTACTGTTGCTGGATGTATCGCTGCATCTGCTGGTGCTGCGAACGGCAAGTATCTCGTAATGGACGTAGACGGCGTTCCGATGAAGCTGGCGTTCTTGGCAGATTCATAGGAATCAACGGGAGGGGCTTAGCTGCCCCTCCCACTACTAACTAAAGGGACGAAGGGTGGGCATGGAGGGAACAATGGACCTAATCCAACGGGCACGAGAAGCAATAGTGTCTTACGAAGGGGTGGAACACTTGACCATGCCAGAGGGAGCCCATCTGCGGTTCAAGAACACAGCGGGCGAAGGGAACTTCCTCAGCGAGACAGTCCCTGCTGGCAAACAGTGGCAAGTAACGATCACGGTACACGTGGTCGAAACAGACGCGGCGTAGGGCCGCAAGAAACGCAGCAAAAGGAGCACAACCATGAAAGTGACGTTGACGCAGGCGCAAGGCATCCAGGCAGCGGCGGGGAAGTTCACGGGCCTCAGTTTGCCCGTTAGGACTTCGTACGAACTCGCACGAGCTGTGATGGAGATCGGTCCGTACCTGGAAGTCTACCAAAGCGAGAGGATGAAGTTGGCGACGCAATACTGTCCGCTCGACGAACGGGGGAATCCGAAGACGGAAGAGGTCGCCACTGGAGTGACGCAGTTGGTCTTCAAGGATCCAGAGGCGAGAGAGAAGTTTGTGGCCGGTGTCGCGGAACTCGGGAAGCAAGAGGTGAAGCTAACGCTGCGTGAGAAACTCTCGCTCGAGAAGTTCAAGGATCCGAACTCGAAGGATGAGACGGTCATCCCTTGGGACGCGCTGGCCGGCCTCATGCCGATCATCGAGGAACCGAAGTAGGAGAAGCAATGAAACGAATGTGTCCGGTCCATGGTGTAGTACAAACCAGTATCTCACAGACGACATGCCCCCGATGCGGTAGGCAAATGCTGCACGTGGGCCGGCCACTCGTTACGAAGGGATCGACACGGCAGAAGGAGGAGCACGGCAATGGATAGGAAGGCGATGACAGCGACGGAGATCGCGGTGAAGGGCGAGGAAAGGCATCAAGTTCTCGATCGAGGCGCAATCCGCACGCTGTTGACGGAAGGGAATGTGGCTGGGATGTTCAAGTATGCGCTACACGAACGATCCTTGCCAAGTTCCATTGGGGAGCCGGAACGGGTGTTCGAAGTTGGCGAGGTCGGCGGTGTGTTGCTCGACTCTCGGCCGAAGGCGGAATCTGTGATCTCCTCCTCCTCGCCTGACCGTGATGGTGACATCATGATCCAACGTGGGCTGGTCATCACCGACAACTACACCTTGAACCCGACCGTGTTCGGGATGCACATGCACAGCATCCCCGTGGGGTTCTCGGAGTTGCTGAAGCAGTTCCCCGCTCTCACATGGGCGCGATGGCAATGGCTCAACGACGTGGCGCAATCGGAAGGAGCAGACTACGCGGAGATGTGGGAGAAGCATGTCCTCAACTGCACGTCAGTCGGCTTCCTGATCAACGATTGGGAGCCGGTGGATGGCGACGATTTCTGGGGCGGCTGGAAGATCAAGGAGTGGGAGCTTCTCGAGCACAGCCCGGTATCGTTGCCTGCAAATCGCGAGGCGCTGAGGACGGACGGTCTGAAGTCCTTGTTCCGAAAGTACGTGGAGAGCGTCTATGAAGGCCCATCTCCCGTCTTGCGGAAGTGGTTCGAAGAGATCGAGCAGAAGGGCGCTCCATTGACAATCCCTGTCAACATCCAGGTGTCGGTAACGAAGGCAGAGGATACCCCTCTGGCGTCATCGTCGGCGGGAGTTGGGGGCTCGCAGGGAGCGAAGAAAGATGAGCAGGAAGATGAGTCTGAGAAGCAATGGACCTTCGAGAACATTCGGCTGGCAGCCGCAGCCGGTGTCATCCCGGTCGATGAAGCGTTTGAACGAATCGAAAAGTTGATCGACGTGGCGAAGGGTGCCATTGCAGAGCTTGAAGGTGCATTGGCGGTGGCGCAGCAAACGAATGGCGACCTGGCGCTTCGGCTCACGGAGCTTAGCGCCGAAGTCGTTGACACACTCGGATAGAGGGGTGAGATCATGGCACTAGACCTCAGCACAATGACCGCCGAAGACCATGAGATGGTTCAAGCGGCAGCGAAGAGTATTCTCGCACGGGCGAAAGGTGATGTAACGAAGGGGCCGGAGATTCCTGCAGAAGTGAAGGAGTTTCTGGAGAAGCACAACATGACGATCGAAGCGAAGAAGCCCTCGGCGATCAGCGCGGTTGATCCTGCGTTAGCAGCGGCGCCGCCCGTCGAAGTGGCGAGCTTGGGGCCGCAGGAAACGCCGATCAAGGGCGCTCCGGGGATCATCCATGAGGGAACGAAGCGCGAGATGAAGGACTTCTCGATTGCTCACGCGATCGGAATCCTCGCGCTTGGGCGCAAGTACCCGAATCTCGCGGAAGCGGGACTGGAAATCGCCGTCCTCAAGGATCAGGATGCCAAGAGCCGTGAGCCGGTCAGCGAGGAGAAGCAAGCCCTCATCAAGCAGCGCCAGGCCGAACTGAAGGATCTCAACCTGAGTTCCGAAGTCGCTGGCAGCTTCTTCATCCCGAATGAAGTCAACGCAGAGATGATCCAGAAGCTCCGCGGCCAGGAGATCTGGATGCGGATGGGCGTGGACTACCTTCCTGACTCGCCGAAGAATCAGACGTGGGACAAGGAAGGACGCGATCCGTTGGTCTATTGGACCGGCGACACGCCAACGACCGATCTGACCGCATCCGACATCGACTACGGCCAGGTCACGCTGACACTCAAGCAGATGGCGTGCGTCGTGCCGATCTACCTCAACCTGATCAAGCACGCTCGCAGGAACGTCGAAGAGGACGTGCGGCGGCGCATCGTTCAGTCAATGGCAATCGAGCAGACGCGAGTCGGGCTTCGTGGTCTGGGTGGATCGCAGCCTCTCGGGCTGTTCAACGATCCGAATATGGTGCAGTACACGACCACGGGGATCGGCATTCCGAACTTCGACGATCTGCTCAATGCCCAGAGCGCCATCAAGGCGCGTGACGGCGTGATCGACGAGTCGCAGAGCGCGTGGGTCATGTCCCAGACGTACCTGAACATCTTCCAAAAGTCGAAGACGGGTACGGCGGAGTACGACTACATCGTGGACAAGACGCAGATGCCGCCTGACCGCATCCTCGGACTGCCGGTCTATACATCGTCTCAGATCCGCACGGATCTCGGTGTGGGATCGACCGAGTCCCGGTTGATGCTGGTGGGCAACGTCAAGTCGATCATGCTCGCGGATGGCGGTCAGACCGAGATCTCGGTGCTGAAGGAACTCTGGGCGCTGCAGTTCAAGCTCGGGGTGCTCGCGTCGAAGGAAATCGACTTCGGCATTCGCAACGAGGCCGAACTTCAGTTCCTTACTGGTCTCACGACTACGTAGGAAAGGACAGGTGAAAGACAATGTCTGAGATGACGCGAGACTTCAATAGTGTGATGTTCGCGGTTCCGATTCTGGCGACGGCTGTACGGGCTGGAGCGGCGTCGGAGTCCAACACCACGGCGAAGCTGACGTGGGGATGCCGCAGTGGGGCATTCTTGGTCGAGGTTGGGAATATCGAGGCGGCGGGGACGATCTACATCACGTTCCAGCACTCTCCCGATAACTCATCGTGGACGGACTTGGTGCCGAAGGGCTACTCGTCCGCCGACATCGAGATCACGGATGCCGCAGGGCTTGGCGAAGACAACATCGTCTGCTTCGCGGTAGACGAACTCTACGAAGGCGGATACGTCCGCGCACAGCACTACAACACGAACGGCGACACGCTGACGGGTTACGGGATCCAGTTCATCGGCTTCCGTGGCAAGAACCAGCCGGTGTTCAAGAAGTGGGCATTGGGAGAGACGTACATCGTGGACGAGGTTGTCCAGAACGACTCCTTCTACTTCAAGTGCATCGCGGCGTTCACGAGGGCGCTCGCCGAGGCGGAGATACTGGCAGGAACATCGGTGTCCGAGCCTGGAGTTGGTGCGAGCACCGCGACGTACTGGGAGATCTACAAGGGCGCGGCCCTGTAGGAGGACGGCATGGGGTGGCCTACTGAAACTGAGATTG